TCTGCACAGAAGGCTGCTGCCAAGGCTCGTGCAAAGGCTGCGGGTCGGAAGTATCCGAACCTAGTAGATAACGCAGCAGTGGCTCGCAAGGCTAAGAAGAAAGGCAAGTAATGGCAACAGGAGCAGCAGGAAGCACACTTACGGGTGAACTTAACCGTCTAGCCAATGGCGGTACATACCCTGTTTATACAGTTTACGATGCACCACAAGGTGCTGCTAATGCGTGGGCTGGAACTACTGGCAAAGGACTTATTGCTGCCCTCAATTACAAGGCTAGTTCTACACGCCAGCCAAATGACTACAAAGGTTTAAACGCCATCTGCAATGAACTTGCTGGCACCTCTGGATTATCAGCCGTGGTTGCATTAAGGAGCATTAACCTATGAGTACTTTTGCACAACTAGCAGACCGTGTTGAGGCTGTATTGCATGGCTATACAGAGAACACAGAGCCTGCTACTTGGCTAGTTAGCAACGCTACTAGCACAGCAACTACCTTGAGCGTTTATGATGCTTCAGTTATTGGGCGTGGTTATGTACAGATTGACGATGAAATTGTATTCGTTAACTCTACAGACAATGTAGCCAATACTTTAAGCCTTGCCCCATGGGGTAGAGCGCAGCGTGGAACTACTGCTGCTGCTCACAGTCAGGATGCTAAAGTAACAATGGCACCACTGTTCCCACGGCAAGAGATTAAGAACGCCATCAATGACACCATCAATGCTATGTACCCAAGCATCTTTGCGGTAGGTACCTATGACTTTGATTATGTAGCAGCACAGTATTCCTATCAAATCCCTGCTGCTGTACAAAATGTTTTATCTGTAACCTACTCAACAGTAGGTCCATCCAAAGAGTGGTTCCCATCTCGTGCATGGCAACTAGATAGAGTTGCAGATTCAGATGCCTTTGCTACCACAAAGAGCCTATCTATTTACTCAGAGATTGTTCCTGGACAGACAGTGCATGTGTCATACAGCAAGCGCCCAACGCTGCTTGTTAACAATAATGATGACTATGAAACAGTCACAGGCTTTCCATCTTATTCGGAGGATGTTGCTATCTATGGCGCAGCCTTCCGCATGATTTCGTTCTTGGACCCTTCACGCCTTGGTCCTCAGTCTGCAGCAGCAGACATCCTTGATGGCGTGCGCCCGACAGGTTCGGGGCAGAACGCAGCCAGATTCTTGTACAACATTTATCAGCAGCGTTTAAACGAAGTGGCGAATAACCAACGCCGTCAACATCCAATCCGTTCGCACTATCAGAGATAAGGTAGAAAATGGCAGCAGGCGACCCAGGCTCACCAGCGCGGTACTACTCCTCAACCGCAGTAGAAACCTCGCTCCAAGCATCTATCCCCGCACAGTCGCAGGGGCAGTCATACACATCATTCATTGTCGCATCCATTAGCGGATTCCCGACAGACTTTCCGTACACGCTCATCGTTGACCCTGATACTTCTAAAGAAGAAGTCATCACAGTCACAAGCGGTACAAGCACAACCCTAGTAGTAACTCGTGGCTCTGATAATACGCAGGCTGTAGCCCACTCTGCTGGTGCAGTGGTTCGCCATGGTGTATCTGGTCGTGACTTCCGCGAATCAGAGAATCACATTGCAGCCCGTGGTTATGACATTGACCAAGCAATCTTAGTTGCTGCCAACCAAACACATGTTCACGGTATTGCCACTGGCGATGGTGTCATTGTTGGTACTACCAAGGCTCAGACTCTTACCAATAAGGTTTACTCAAGCGGTTTATTTACTGGTTCTTTCACAGCATCTGCTGCTACCTTCGTAAGCCCAACCATCTCTGGCTCACCAGTTATCACTGGTCTATCTAGCGCAGGCATGGTTGATTCCTCTGCAACTCCAAAGAATTATGTAGATAGCATCCTTGGTTCTGCTACTGCTGCTGCAACTTCTGCTGCATCTGCTGCAGCCAGTGCTACTGCTGCTGCAACAAGTGCTACATCTGCAGCAAACAGCGCTACAGCATCTGCTGCTTCAGCAAGTGCTTCAGCAACAAGCGCATCGGCTGCTGCAACTAGCGCAACCTCTGCTGCTGCCTCAGCCACGGCTGCTGCTACCAGCGCTACAAGCGCTGCTGCAAGCGCCACTGCTGCAGCCACATCAGCAACCAGCGCTGCTGCTTCTGCAACGGCTGCTGCTGCATCGGTAGCAACGATTGCAACCTATGCAACTAATGCTGCTAACAGTGCTAGTGCTGCTGCTACCTCGGCTACTTCGGCTGCTAACTCAGCAACTGCTGCAGCAACCTCAGCCACAAGCGCAGCCAACAGCGCAACAGCCTCAGCCAATAGCGCTAGTGCTGCTGCTACTTCTGCAACAAGTGCAGCAAACTCTGCTAGTGCTGCAGCGACAAGCGCAACAAGTGCTTCTAACTCAGCAAGTGCTGCTGCTACATCAGCAACTAATGCAGCCACTTCTGCTACTTCAGCAGCCAATAGTGCAACCGCAGCAGCAACATCTGCTACAAGCGCTGCATCTAGCGCTACATCTGCAGAGGCTGCATGGGACTCCTTTGATGACCGCTACCTTGGTCCAAAGTCAACACCACCAACAGTAGACAATGATGGCAACCCACTTACTAGTGGAGTCATTTACTACAACACAACAGATGGCAACATGTATGTTTGGAACGGTGGCACATCATCGTGGCAAGTCTTTACATCTACTGGAGATATAACTGCCGTTGTTGCGGGCAACGGACTCCAAGGTGGAGGCACATCAGGCAGCGTAACTCTTGGACTTGATACAAACGCTAAGGGTGATTTGATTGTTGGAACAGGTAACGATACCTCGGCAATTCTTACCGCAGCAGCAACCAATGGTTATGTCCTCTCAGTCAACAGTGCAACCACAACTGGTTTAGCCTGGACAGTTCTTCAGGCTGGTAGCCAAGTCAAGATTGATGGCGGTGCTGCTGCAACCTATGACTACATTGACTTTGTTGGTATGGGTACTGATACTGGCACTGCTGGTACAGTTAAGGTATCGCCAATCAATGTTACGGATGCTGACCCAGGAAAGCGAATCTTCGTTGGAGCAACTACACCAACTTCACCTACAACTGGTGATGTATGGATTGATGAATCAAATTCTGAAGTAGACCTCACTACTATGGTAATAATGGGAGCATACTAATATGGCAGTTAAACGATATAACGGGTCCTCTTGGGATACCGTTGCTGGTCTTGGAGCACAAGGCGCTGCAGCAACTTCTTCAAGTATTGCTACTTGGGTAAAGACAGCATCAGGTGGTGAAACATCCCTCTCTGGTAATGATGATAATAGCCAAGCACTTTCCTACACAATTGGTCAGGAATTAGTATTCATTAACGGTGTCTTGCAAAAGCGTGGTGCTGACTACACAGCAAATACTGGAAACAGCATTATTGGTCTTTCAGCCTTAACCGCTAATGATATTGTTAGCGTATGGACAGTTAACGCTTTCAGCGTATCCAATGCTATTGCTAATACCATTGTAGATGCTAAGGGCGACATCCTTGTAGGAACTGGTGCAGATACTCCAGGCAGACTTGCTGTTGGTACTAATGGACAAGTCCTTACTGCTGCTTCTACAACTGGTACAGGACTTGCTTGGACTACCTTATCCACAGGCAAAGTTTTACAGGTAGTTACTGGAACTACTACAACGGAAGTTACTAGTTCAACAAATACAAAGGTATCTACTGGAATTACAGCAAGTATAACCCCATCGGCTACTTCATCAAAAGTTTTAATCTTATGTAGTGCAATGTTTCAAAAGAGTGCTGGAGATGCTCAGAGCCGTGTTTCATTAAACATTACTCGTGGAAGTACAGCAATTTATATTGCTGAAAATATTACTTACAATAATACTTCCGTTGAAGTTTTTAGCCCTTGGGCAGCAACTTACCTAGATAGTCCTTCAACAACATCATCTACTACTTATACAGTTAATTTTGCAAATGCTGCAAATGCTGCTTCGGTTGCTGTTAATCGTTCTGGTTCTACTGGTTCAATAGTTCTTCTTGAGATTGGAGCCTAAAAATGGAAATGAATAAAGGCAAGGAAATTATGGAGTTACTCAGACCTAATGGTGGATGGGTAATCTATGGAGAAGATTTTGATTCCATACAATACTTTGATGATTGTCAGCCTGTAACAAAAGATGAATTTGATGATACGGCTAATAGGATTAATAACCTTCTTGAAGAAAAAGCAATCTTGCAAACAACCAAGCGCCAAGCCCTACTTGACAAACTAGGCATCACAGAAGATGAAGCACGACTACTCCTTGGAGGTAACTAATGACTAAATCTCGTAGTAATGCGGTAGCACCCGCAGCCAAGGGGCAGTTAGTTGTAGGCAGTGGCACTG